GAATTAGGTTTTGAAGTTCATGGAATAGATAAACCAGATGATGTGGGTAATTTTAAAGGTGGAGATTATGGATTAGTCATTCATCTTGCAGCATGGGCAGATATTCGTGAAAGTCTAGAGAAACCACAAGAGTATTATATTAATAATGTTGTAAAGGCAAAACCTATATTCGATTGGTGTCGAGAAACTAATACTAGATTATTATATGCATCATCAAGTGCAGTAGATGATAACTATTGGGAGAATCCATATGCGATGAGTAAGTGGATTAATGAACAGATGGCACCACCTAATTCAGTTGGAATGCGCTTCACAACGGTCTATGGCCCTGATGTCAGACCAAATATGATGTATGGGTTACTCCGTGATAAGAAAGCAACATACGTCACAAATCATAAAAGAGACTGGATTCATGTGCATGATGTATGCACTGCGATTCGTTACCTTGCTCCTAGCACCATTACAGGGCCTGTGCCAATTGGATATGGAGAGTCTGTTCCTGTGAGAAAACTTGCAGAAAAATTTGGTCAGGGCAATCTACCGGTTAAAGAATTTACTCCGGGTGAAGCAGAGGATAATGTTGCAGATATATCAATTATTGCAAGCACTGGATGGATGCCAACTATTAGTGTTTTAGATTCTGTAGAATAAACCACTTAAATTAGTGTCCACTAATGCCTTTCTTACGATTGTTTTTCGATTATTATGGCCATATAAAGACGAGACACAATGGCAGTACAACACGAAATCAAATCACAACTCGCTAAACTACTAGCAACAGAAGATCTAGTAGTAGAGCACAAGCAAGTTGAAACAGCATCCTTTAATGTGGAGACAAGAGTATTAGTTCTTCCACTCTGGGAGAAAGCAAGTAATAGTGTATATGACATGCTTGTTGGTCATGAAGTTGGCCACGCATTGTTTACACCTAATGATGATTGGTTCAAAACCTCTGATATACCTCATGGTATTGTCAACGTATGTGAGGATGCACGTATTGAAAAGTTAATGAAGAGAAAGTACATGGGTCTTGCAAAGACTTTCTACTATGGATACAGTGAGTTAAGTGAGGATGATTTCTTTAACTTAGAAGATGAAGATGTAGATAAGTTTAATCTTGCAGATAGAATCAACCTATACTTCAAGATTGGTAATTTTATTGATTTGTATTTTACTGAGAGAGAAACTGAAATAAGAGATTTGGTTGGAAATACTGAAACCTTTGAGGAAGTTTTGGAAGCATCAAAAATATTACATGAGTATTGTAAAGAGGAGCAGGAGAATAAGAAGAAAGTTGCTGATATAGATACTCATCAATTACCATTAAGTGGATCACCTGATCAATTTGATTCACAAGATTCTGATGAAAAAGGTGAGGAAGAAGAAAATGATCAGACAACAAAAGGTGCATCATCTCCTAAGGCTGAAGAAGCACAAGGATCTGATAAAGATGGTGATATGACAGAGCAACCCACATCTGCGGAATCTGATCAAGGTGGAAAAACAAATGATATTGAAGTAAAAACAGTTGAGTCACTTAGCGAAAACATTCAAGACTTAGTTTCTAAAGTATCAACATACGAGAATGTTTATTGTGAAATACCTGATGTTAATACTGATCATATCATTGCTAAAAACTCTGATGTTCATAAAGAAATTGATGATCATTATAATGAGGAAATTGCAAGATTAAATGCAAATAATATTCATAATGGATTTCCTACTCGTGATTGGTTTGCTGAACCAGATCATCAGTTCTATGATTTCAAAAAGAGTGCTAGAAAAGAAGTGAGTTATCTTGTCAAAGAGTTCGAGTGTCGTAAGTCTGCAAGTGCATATGCTCGTGCAGCTATTGCTCGTACAGGTGTTCTTGATACATCAAAACTACACACATACAAATTTAATGAAGATATATTCAAGAAAGTGACAGTTCTTCCTGATGGAAAGAATCACGGATTGGTATTCCTTCTTGATTGGTCTGGTTCAATGCAATATGTAATGAAAGATACTTTGAAGCAACTTTATAATCTTATTTGGTTCTGTAAGAAAGTTCAAATTCCATTTGAAGTTTATGCATTTACAAACGAGTGGAGACATTGCACAGAATCTCATTACGGATACTATGGATCTGGAGATTATGGAAAGTTTTACGAAAAGAAATCTGGATTGATCGCTATTGATAATCAATTTGCCCTCATGAATTTATTTACAAGTGAAGTAAATGGAAAAACTCTTGAGAAACAAATGTTAAACATATGGAGAGTTATTCATAGTTTTATGAACTACGGAATGTCATACCCAAGAAGATTGGCATTATCTGGCACACCTTTAAATGAAGCGTTGATTACATTCAGAAAACTATTACCTGAGTTTCAAAAGAAGGCAAAGGTTGAGAAAGTGCAATGTGTTGTCTTAACTGATGGTGAAGCAGGGCCACTTTCACATCATGTAGAGGTTAATCGTGATTGGGAAGAAGAGCCATACATGGGAACAAGAAGATGTATTTCAGAGGTGACATTCATCAGAGATCGTAAGGTTGGTAGAACATATTCTATCGGATACAAGCATAGTGATTTCACTGATGCACTTCTTGAGAACTTACAAGATAGATTACCTAACGTAAACTTTATTGGTATCAGAGTCTTATCAAATAGAGATGGTATGAGATTTGCAAGACATTACAGCACGGATCAGAAAGAACTTAACATTATGGAGAAAGATTGGAAAAAATCTAAAAGTTACATTATCAAAAATTCTGGATATGATGCATACATTGTAATGTCATCACATCATCTTAATCAAGACGCAGAGTTTGAAGTCAAAGAAGATGCAACTAAATCTCAGATTAAGTCAGCATTTGTTAAATCATTGAAGACTAAAAAACTAAATAAAAAAGTATTAGGCGAATTCATCTCTCTGGTGGTATGATAACATTCAAAGAATTTATGCAAGAGAGTAGTCTCTCTCGTATCAAAAGTAAATCAGATAAAGGGGGTATAGCAACCCTCTCTGCTGATCGTGGTAAATTATCAAGAAAAGAAAATCAAAAAAGATCACAACAGTTACAAAAAGATATTCGTGGTAAATTTGGTAGAGGCCCTACTAAATTAAAAGGGTCATATGATGAGAAAGATGAAAAGACAGGAGAGAGTAAAAAAGTAAAGGAGAAGAGTTTTGCCATAGATCGTGGTAAGATGGGTAAGAGAAAGTTTAAGAAAGAAGTTAAGAAGTTAGGTAAAAAGTATGGTCAGGATTCCGTATTGACACAAACTAAAAAAACTGCTACACTACATGCAACAAGAAAAGGTGGTCTTGGCCCCAAAACAAAAGGAATAAATGTAGGGAGATTTAGACCGCAGGTAAAAAATCCAGAGGGACAATCTCAAATCAAAGGAAAAACTTTTTCATACGGATAACTAATGAACCAAAAATCTTATGATGACTCCAATTGGAGAGAGGAGTACAAAAATTATACAAGTAATAAAAGGTATCTTGAATTACTTGAAAACGGGCCGAAAAGTTTATCACAATCTTGGCTACTTGGTGCATTATATAACGAGTGGAAACAAATGAAAGGATATAATAAATATGATGCGAAGGAAAATACTGGACAATTACAATCCTCTTTTAAAGATTTTAATAAAAAGTATGAGTGAGTTTTGGAAGGTCTGGAAGTACGCTCTCGGATCTTTTAATGATGAGACAACAAAGAAATATGATAATTGGATTTGTATAATTAGAACTCTTGTCATGGTGCAGTTAATTATAACTAACTGCTTTATCGTCGCCGGTAATATCAGACATTGGAACGACTTGGAAAAAGACAATAAAATAAGTGTCCATTTTTCCTCGCATGACGTTTCTAATCGACTATTATGGCCATATAGAAACGAACTACATCATGACAAAATTATTTGAAATCAAAATGACACGCGAAGAAATCATTGAGGGTCTTAGATCCAATTACGGCATTGAGTTTACAGCTGCTGACGTAAAAGGTTTCTGTGCTATGAATGACATTGGATATTCTACAGTTACTAAAAAGATCGAAGATTTCAAAGTCGGTCGTGGTAAGTGGAATCTTGAAGTTACACAAAAAGCAGTTGATAATATCGAACGCTCCTATAGTGCACCTGCAGTAATGCCTGTTGTAGAAGAAAATCTAACACCAGAGATAGATAATTCATTCGTTAAGTTTGGAAACTTTAATGATATCAAAAATATCATAAAGTCTAAATTATTCTATCCAACATTCATCACTGGTCTATCCGGTAATGGTAAGACTTTTGGTGTAGAACAAGCATGTGCTCAATTAAAGAGAGAGATTGTTCGTGTAAACATTACTATCGAAACAGATGAAGATGATCTTATTGGCGGTTTCCGTCTTGTTAATGGTGAAACCGTATGGCACAATGGCCCAGTCATCGAAGCACTTGAGCGAGGAGCTATATTGCTTCTTGACGAAATCGACCTTGCCTCAAACAAGATCCTTTGTCTTCAGAGTGTTCTTGAAGGAAATGGAGTCTTCCTCAAAAAGATCGGAAGATTCGTTAAACCAACAACAGGGTTCAACGTTATCGCTACCGCCAACACTAAAGGCAAAGGTTCAGACGACGGACGTTTCATTGGAACTAATGTGCTTAA